ATCAACCCAGCACCGATATGGGATTTACTAAGGCGATATGCCCGTTGTTACCCACGAATGAAAGCACTATCAGTTACGCTGCCTGTTCCGCCAAGCGGTTACGCTACCTGTTCTGTAATGCTCTCATTGGTGTGCGCCCATTATTAATCACACCGGGCCAGTGCGCCGAATTTGGTAGCGGGGAGTCGGAAGACCCCGTGATTTAAGGCTGTTACGCCGCCATCAACATCAGATCATCGTTTGCATTTATCTTTGTGGTCAGTTTCTAAAATGCCGCAAAGTCGCTAACGTGACGAAAACTGGAAAGAGCATTGAGAGGGTTACGCTGCCTGTTCCATAAATGCCCTTGCCGGTTTCGTCTCATGCTTCTTTGGTTTGACGATCCCACTCTTCACGAAATTTAGTCGGGTTATCGAAACCCTGAGTAGCGTTGCAGCTTTTCATATGAACACCTGTTGGTTGGGTTGAGCCAATAAAAAAGCCCCGAGCTATTAACTCAGGGCTTTTTTCTTTTGTTTGGCTGCTCAGTTCGCTTTTGCTCCGAGCATACACAAAATTTACTACTTCGATTTCGCGATTGCAATGCTTTCGGAAAATATTTATTACTTAAGCCGCTAATTGAGGAAATTCATTCTCAATTTCACGCTTCATTGCGAAAAATATTTCCGAGTCGAGCACATTCTCGCACCAGACAACACGACGCCGACATGACTGCACATCCATTCCGGTGACATGGCTCATCAGCTTAGCGATATCTTGCGTGCAATTGCGGTTGCAATATCGCTTAATAGCTACATCGCGGACGGGGCTTTCACGGTGAAAGGTTTTAACCATTACGCGCTCAACAAACGCAGCATCATCTGATTCTTTGGCGAGAGCGATGATATTGCTGAATGAAGATTGCGGGATGACCAGTTCGCGAGCTTTCTGATAAAGAGCATCGCCCCGCAAGCCTTCCTCTTCGTATAGCCGCATGACAACGCTTTCTATCTGCTTAGCCTTATCATCGCTCCACTGACTGCGGATCATCAGACGTCCGATAACGTTGATAGCCCCGGCTGGCGAATCGTCACCTGCATTAACTTTGCCCCATACCTGAAGCATGTAATGCACCCACGCTTTCTGACGGGAGTTGATGGTTTTCTTCGGATGCTTCCATACGCGGCGGAAGTGCGCATCGTCGATGAAGTTAACCATGCCAAATACTGGTGTGAGTCTCTTCATGCTGCATCGCCTCCCTCTGGCTTATTGATACCGAGACGGTTTTCCAGTTCCTTACGCATTTCCTTTAAGCGCCACTCGGTCTCGTGAACGTTGTTAAGCTGCCACTCGATAGCCTCAAGCATCTCGCGGTCCTTCTGGCGCTGCTTCGCTAATGCGATACTGGTTACTGTGGTCACGATGATGCCTCCTCATGTGAGCGGGCGCTGGTCATCAGTACGCCATTAATGACTGCGTGACGCTTAGCGTGAATGTCACCGATGTACTTCCTGACGGTATCGCGGTGGCATGAAAGCTTACGGGCTACCTCACTGAGGCATCCGTTACATTCCTGAAGTAAGCGGGGAACTGTCTGAACGATAATCATGCTGCTTCCTCCCGGCTATTGCGCAGGTCTTTAAGCTTCTGCTGATACTCCGCCTTAATCGCTTTGCATTCTTCGATAGTCCAGCGGTGGCGGCTGTGGTTCGATTCGATGTTCTCGACTGCTGCCAGCCCAATGCGCCGGATAAGCTCTGCGCGGTACGGCACGAGGTTGCCGCTCTTGTGCTGATTGCACACGACGCATTGCCGTTGAATATTGCGTTCATCAAAACGAAGCTGAGGGGCCGCAGCGGTACTACGGTAATGACCCGCATCCCACTGAGCGGACGTGAAAGTTCCGCACGAGATGCATGGCAGGTCGCGGTCTCTTTCTCTGATGAAGGCGTTTACGGCTTGTTGGGCTTGTTTAATCCAGTAACTGCGGGGCTTTAATGCGAGCTTTCGAATCTTGAGTCTGTCTTTCTGCTGCTGTTCTTCTCTTCGTCGTTTCTTCTCTGCTGCTTTGAGTGCTTTGTCGCGTTCCCTGCTTCGTCGCTCCAGCGCTATCTTTGCGCCACATTCTGGTCCACACCACCACTGGTTAGCGAACGCCGGGTGGAACCATTCCCTACATTCTTCGTTTTTACAGCGTCGGCGAGGTGATTTAGCCATTTATTAACTCCTTCTGCCCCTCGTCTTCGTGAGAGAAATCATCGCCGTCAATAGGCATCAGGTATTGCGGTGGGAAAAGTGACCAGCCGTTGCCGGACCAAATTGGAGACTCTTTCCCCATTTCGGACTTCACATCTCCTGTTACCAGCCAGCACTGGCAATCACTGCAATTCACCGTTGGCCTTCCATGCGGGGACTTAAATGACCCGCGCGCCGCTACCAGTTCAACCGTAGTGACACATTTTCCAATGTCAGATTGCTTATTGCTGTCTATTATCAGCGCCATCCCGCCTGCACGTAACTCACTCATCTTCATCCTCCGCCACAAAGTGATTGGGGTCTCGATACACAAGCCATTCGTTGATGCACTCGCCGCATGCGTAGGTTTCATCCGGATCCAGTTGCTTGCTGCATCCTGCGCAGAGAGCTCTGGCTATGCTCTGCTGCTCGTAGGTTTGGGTTTGGATGGGGTTAAGCATGTTGGCTTTCCTGCATCATGAGGAAAGTAATCATCGCCGCACGCAGAGGGTTTTTATTGGCGTTGGAATGCTGGAATGCGCTGTCTTCAGAAAAGTCATTAACCAGAGCCGATGACCATTCATTTGTCGTATCATCGATAACCAAACTAATACGATTGTCCTGAATAATCGGCCATGCGTCGGCGGGGTTGGTCGTGTATTTAAATCCGCCTCGCAACCAGGAACGCACGATGTCTTTGTCACTGGCCTGATTGCCATAAATTTGCTGCAAAACCAGGGCATCAATATCCCGGTCACTTAACTTTGAATAGTCCATCAGTGCAGCCTCGCTGTGTTTGTCTCTGCCGGCTCAATGGTGATAACCAGCTCTTTGTCTTCCAGTTGCCAGATGAGCCCCTTGTCCTCTTCGCCTTAGCTCATCTGCTCGACGAAGCCCATCAGGTAATTCATCAGGATGTTCATCGCATCCACGCCATCGCCCTGCATGTCTTCCATCAAATCTGCAAAGCGCTCTGCGTACTCGTATTCAGATGACATATTCAGCTCCGGGTTAGACTGGGGTGGTAACCATCCATGTCAGGATGAACAGGCAAATCAGGAAGAAGCTGGCGTATTTCACCGTGTCTACATGCGGCTTTACGTAGCGGTCATCGCTGATTTGGTATCTGGTCTTCCTGGCGGGCTTGTGTTTGTGTCGGTATTTGCGGGCTCTAGGCATTGCTTTTCCTCCTGGCGCGCAGGCGCTCCCACATCACATCGTGAAGGTGAGAGGTATACGCGAAGGTTTTTATGTCGGACGGGGAGACTTCTGGCTTTCGTTTCTTTCGGTGGGTAACGCGGTAGATGCAGTTTTCGCAGACTATGTCGGTGATACTTCGTCGCTGTCGCCTCACATATACCTCCTGTCAGTGAATCTGACGCCTTGGCCTGTCGCCCAGGCCACGGTGTATTCGATGAGGCTGGACATGCGCCTTACGCTCATATCAGCGCTGCTCTCGCGGATATTTACGTATTCACCTTCAAGACCAGGCACAACTTCTGCCTCCTGCTTTGTCGCCACCGCGTGGCCGCTAATCAGCAACACCTTCCACTGCTCTGGTCGCAGCCATTTCCCGCACCACTGAACCTGCGCGGCGATATCTGCCAGGAGCGCGTGAAACTTCGCGTTCTGGTCAAGATTGCGCCTGTAGTCTGTGATTCTGATTGTGACCGGGCGGTCGGTGTCGATGGGAGAGGCAAGGATGGTTTTTATTGCTGACTGCTGATGCTGCTTACTCCGAAGGAATATTGTTTGTTTCACGAGTTAATATCCTCTCCAGGTCCCTTAAAAAAACTTCTGGAAGTTTGGCTTTTGCTCTTGCTCCATGAGGATTATAGGCACTCATCGTTTTCATGAGTCGCTGCTTATCAACGATCACAGCCAGAAGAAAAACCCACCTGTACCAGATAACCCACGTAAACCAGTTAACTGGCATCACTCCCCCTTAACCTTGAGACCAGCGTCAGTGATGGCTTTGACAACATATTTCTTGTCTAGAAGTTCACACAAATTCCACGCACATACATCAGGAAGTTCAATCTCCAACGCTGCGCGGGATGCCTGCCATGACCGCCACGCCATTTCAGTAGATGTATACACGTAACCGCAATCACCATAAGCAAGGCTCAGTTTTTCTCGTTCAGCAAACTCCTCAAATTGCTCTCTGCTCTTATCCACGGCGCTTCTCCTCTTTAGCCAATACGAATGCACTGCACAGCAGAATCAGCGCGTCAGTGAACATCAGACCATCCTGCTTAACGATGGCCGCGAACATGAAGCACAAGCCGATGAAGACCAGCATTATGATGCTCATTTCAGGCTCCGATTCGTGATGTGATGAGCTTTGCAAACGGACTTATCTGCGCGCACTGGTTAATCGGCTTGCGTTCAGGTGCCGGATAATACTCGTAGCAGCGCGTTTTGCGGCCATCTGATAGCTCGGTGTGGACATACTTCCGTGTCAGCTCGCCGTTCATCTCCAGTACCCGCATGGTGTTGATGCAATACACCGGAGAAAGGCCGGTAATTTCGCTGGCCTGAATTGCCGTTAACGCGCCGAAGGTTTTCACGCAGCGGATAAGCTCGGCTCTGTGATTAACGGAATCGACCATACGCCAGCGCCGGGGCTTCTGGCTTGTTCCGATTAGCTCGCCGTCTTTCTGCATGCGGTTGAGCACGACACGCACTGCTTCGAGAGTGTTGCCTGTCCTGCGGGATATTTCGTTCGTGGTTAAAACCATCCCGACGTTCATGATGGCGAGAATTTTTGCTCGTATCGTTTTCATGGGATTGCTCCGCTCAATACCTAGCCTTACTGATTGCCTGAAGCATTATCAGCTGGCTGGTAAAGAGATATCGTTTGGTGAGTGTTTCGATGTCGATGAAGCGAGGAGTGCCGATGTATCTGGCGATGGTGTCTATGTCGTCGAGGGTTATTTGCATGGCTCAGGTGCTACCGCTAGCATGGCGGCATAACCATTCTTGATGTGTTTGTCATAGCCGCCATTGTGATAACGCATCTTTGCTATCATCTCTTTTGTCGGCTCAACCGGCACCAGTTTCCATCCCTCCGGTACAACTGCCTTACCTGCCAACGCAGTGGAGCGTCGATTCCACTCTTCAATGCTATTGGCAGTGGCACCGCAGTCCTCACATTCTGGCCCGCACATGGGAACGCCGTCATCATAGCTACCCATCCACCCATTGGGATCACATCTGCCGCCGCAAAACGGACATGATAGATTTCCATTTTCATCAGCGACAACCGCCTTACCTGCCAGGGATTCGAACTGCTGCGCGGTGGTGTCGGCTTGTGCCTGCTCTGCTTCCATCATTTGCTCATACTCAGCAATCTGTGGGTCATACGGCAGAGAGTCGTCATCAGCACCAGGCGCGGGCGGTGCGGTGCAGTCACATTCAATGAGAATTGGCTCTCCCCAAGGCTGCACCCCGCCGCTATCTGCTAAACCAGTGTTGCCGCATTTTGGACAAACAAAAGGCTCCTCCTGCTCCCGCTCTTTGCGCAGCGCCAGAAGCTCCTCAACGATTAAGGCGCTTTCCTCCCAAGCCTGACTCTCGCTGCCATCATGTATTTTTGCCAGAAGGCGATAGCGAACTGACAGCTTCTCTAAAACGTCATTGCTAATAGTGCTCATGGTTAATCCTTGTGATGTTCGGTTGGCGAATTGCTGATTACGGATTTGGCGATAAGCCTTTTCAGCCGGCGATACATTTTCTGATAGCGTTCCGGATCATCAGTGGTAATGCTCCATGGGTCCTCGATAAGCATGCCGTCACTGAATACCGAGCCGGTTGATGGGTATCTTGAAAAAATTATTGCCCGCGCTTCAGCATTAATTGCGCCCCTCAATGTCAGGTAGCAGCGCCCTCGTGTCGGAGCGAAATAGACCTCTCGCTGTCTCTTAATCACTGGCATGACCTGGCCTCCATTAGGCACCTGTTGAACATTTGGGTTAATGGATTTGCGCACCCGAAAGCGCCTGTCAATTTGGGTGATTGGTTGCCGCGTTTGCTTTCCTTCACCCGCCCACTCACAGACTCGCCAACAAAATAAATAAATCCCTTGGCTGCGCTTTCCCTGCGAAGCGTTCCATCTTTCGTCAGTCTGTTGAGTGCTGAAATAACCGAACCCCGCTCAATGCCTGTGCTCTTAACGACCAAAGACGAAAGACAGCCTGGATTCAGGGCAACGCATGAAACTATTGAGTCGCTATTGAATTTCCTCTTCACTCGACACCTCGACCTTCCTGCCAAAAGAAAAAACAGCTATTAACAAACGGGTTCAGGTAGCCGATAGCTGTTCTGGACAGGTCATATTTAGACCTGAAGATACTTGAGAAAAGCTCTTCGAAACGGATTCTTTCCATATCCATATCAGCTCCTCCGGAACTTGTGCTTAGCCCTTAACTCGGCGATTTTTGCCAAGCCTTTCTCGTTGCTAAGGGGGATGTGAAGTTTGGGGATCTGAACTACAGGCGCGGGGATTTGCTCACCTGACTCGATACGAACAGACATCTTTCGAAGCTCTTCAGAACACCGCTTCCGGAGTTCAGGCTCGGTAAGGTTGAATGAGCGCATAAGGTCGTAAAGCTTCGTTACCATCCAGTAGCAGGCGTTGCTTTTCCATGGGTACTCTTCAGGTGTGGCGTACTGACATTTTTTCGCGCAGTACTGCATTACCATTTCGAAAAGCTCTGTCGTATCTGGTAGTCCGCTACCCCTGAATTCCGCGTCTTTGCACCAGGCTATGAATTGCCCTGGAGAAGGCCAGAAAGGGGACTCACTGGCGCGGGCACGTTGCATGCCGGCTTTAAGCTGTGCTTTGTTTTGGATTTTGTTCTCTGCAAACGCTGCAATCCACTGACGCTTAGCAGCGGCCTCGTCGCGCGGGTCTTTCAGGACGGTGCTGACAGATGCCGGGAAAAGTTGCTTCAGGTTATCGAACAGTATGTCGACTAGCTTCTCGGCTTCGAAATTCACGCCGCGTTCTGGCTCCTGGTGATTTTCAGCAAGGCGAGCCAGAGCGTTGCTGTCGCGATTGTTTATCGCCTGCACAAGGTTTTTCATAGGAAGTTTTCCTCCCACTCGTCTTTGTCGTTCCAGTGTGATTGGTTGACAACCGCTTTCTGAATTGGTCGTCCAGAAGAATGTTTGTTCTGGTAGTTCAGCTTGGCACTGGCAGTGCTAAACCAGTTTTTCGGCTTCTCATGAGTGAATTCCATATCCAGGCGAGTCAACTCTGCTGCCAGGTCAATATTTTTGAAAAGCGCCTTCCAGGAATCGAAGTCCTTCTGGTTCAGTCGAATAACATTTCCCTCGAAGGCATAACGACTAGCCATCTGGTGAACATTGCCATCTTCGGAACAAGTCGCATCAGCGGCTTGGGTGTTAACTACGGAATCAGGAATCAGAATGAGGGAATCAGGAATCAGGTTAAAGGAATCAGCAGGATTTAAATTGTTCTCCACTGGTTCTTGCACCGTGCTTGCACTGTGCTCTAACTGTGCCTCATGTTTATCAGTGACTTGTGATTCATTTGCACTGTTATTGCACTGTACTTGCATGGTGCTTTCATCTTCCTTTACTTGTTCTTCTTCCTGTTTTTCATCTGCTTCGCAGTATTCAGGTATCTCACTAGGGGCTTCCTTGCAGTGAGGGTTCTGGTGCTTTTTCCAGTTAGTGATCTGGATGTATGCGCCATCCTGAACCTGATAGCGTTGGATGAATTTGCGATCATGAAGCTGCTGAAGAAGTTCATCGCAATCGACATTATCGAAAGGAAGAACGAGAGCTTTCACCTTCTTTGGCCGGTCATCCAATCGACCTTCTTTGTCGGCTATAGTCCATAACCCGGCAAACAAAAGCCGGGCGAGAGGTGAGCATTCGGCCAGTTCATCGTTAGTGAAGAAGCCTGGTTTGATGTTTCTTGATCTAGCCATAATTACCTCGGTCAAATTGGCAGATGGAACAGTCCAGGCTTATTTCTCTCCTCTGGATGTTCTTTTAGGTAGGCTTCAAAGCTCTGAGCTAGCCCTTGGATTATTCGCTTGGTTTTGTTTTCATGAAAAATGATGGATGAACCGTTGAGCGTGTAGGTTTTAATAAACCTTGTTGACAGTCGAATCATTGCTTCCGCTGTGGCAACAGGATCACCAAATACTTCTATTCCCAGCTCTTGGAAAAGTTCGACCAGATCAAGCTTGTTTCTTTTGTCAAAGCAAAAGACGTCATATTTATCAGCGAGAGTTTCTACAGATGATCCTCTCTCATTCAGTCCACATGCAGATGCGGCCTCTTCTAATGTTTCGAGATCACACTTAAAAAACTCTCTGTTTTGGCTTACGCGAAAATCATCTAGATACAGATGAATTTCTGCCTCATCTTCTCTCGGATTGTCGCTGTAATAAGCCTTAGCCACCTCAAATGGCATTGGAATGCCAGTCCCTTGGGAAATTTCCTTTGCTCTAACTTCTGGCTCAGAAGTGGTCATGCCTATCTTAAAAAGGCCAGGCATAACGGGATTTGTTAGGGCATAAACCCAGCCTTGATGACGGTAATCTTCTGGCAAATCCAAGTGCCTCAGAGGTTCCATATCAATTTCCATGGCCTCATCAAGAATCCGTTGCTTGTGTTGCGATACCTTTACTTTTTCTTCTGTAAATTCCATAATCACTCCTGTTACTCGGCGTAACACAGTTTGCTAAGCCTCAAGCGTTCCAGCGCTTGGGGCTTTTTCTTTGGTAATTCCTTCCAGTGCATGCCTGAATGCACGACTGATCGGACTGATATCTGAATCCATTCCAAACGCGCACAGAACGGATGCTATGAAGCGCCAGTCTGTCCGGCTTATCTTCGATTCATGACACCCCACCATCTTCGCCAGGCCACGCTGTGTGACCGTAGAGAGATTGATGAGTAAATCTGTCTCTGCGCGGTCGATGTCGCGCTGGGACGGCTTGCTGTAACTTGCGTTTTCCATTCGGTATTCTTCCTTTGTG